TAATTTCAGCTAAGCTATTCTTTGCTCTAAACTATTCCGCTATTTCTATTCCAGGAATTGTTATTGTTTTGTAAATGACTTTACCATTTATGTATTGCTCAACTTTTTTAAGACAAATATGACAAGTGTAAATGTTTTTCTTTTTAGTTTCCATAAATGAAGAAAAATGATTGCATTCAGGACAAACACCAACATTAGCTTTTATATCTTCTAATTTCATTATTCCTCACATTTAATACAAGTGAGTTTATCATTTACAAGTGTTAATTGGAATTCTTCCTTATATTTAGGAATATAGCCACATATTTGGCACTTTACTCCTCTTTTCTTTACTGCTTCTATTAATTGCTCTAAGTTTTTATCTGTTTCTTTATTTTGCATTACCCCAGTTATCTCCAATCTCCACATCTACTTTACTAGGAACGGTTAGTTTGCAACAATTCTCCATTGAATCTTTAATTACTTTAATATCTTCATCTTTGTGAATATTAAAACAAAGTTCATCATGTATTTGCAGCAGCGGTCTGTGTCCATTGGCACTGCAATCAACCATAGCCTGTTTTGTTTGATCTGCAGCTGAACCTTGTATAAGTCTATTTAAAGATTTATATGTCATCGCTCTTCTAATTCCTTTTCTTCCAAACTGAAGTGTTGCGTCTTGTTCAGTCATAGCTTTGTGTAAGCCAAATGTAATTGGTTCCCACAAATTAAATCTACATCTTCTTCCTTTTAAAGTTCTTACAAAACCGACCTTGTCAGCAACCTCAATACATTTTTCTGATAATTTTTTAACAAAAGGAACTCTTTTATTATATTCTTGTAAAATACTTTGTGCATCTTCGTATGAAATACCTAGTTCCCTAGAAAGTTTGTTAATACCCATTCCATAAAACAAACCTAAGTTAATTGTTTTAGCTTGTGCTCTTGGTATGTTTGCCATCTCAGCAACAGTTTGGTGAAAGTCAGCATCTTCTTGTTCGTATGCTTTAATTAATTCTTGTGTACCTGCATAACCCTCTCCAATTAGTGAAGCAAAATGTACTACTAATCTAGGTTCCTGTTGAGAATAGTCAAAAGACCCCCATCTACAACCTTCATCAGGCAGGAATAATGCCCTAATTAAGGGTCCTAATTCCTTATTTCTTGCTGGAATCTGTTGTAAATTAGGTGAAGAATAAGAAAGACGACCTGTAACAGTTCCACCACCTGTACCTCTTAATTGATTTATCTCTGCATGTATTCTTCCTTTGTGTGCATGTCTAATTATAGAATCAATAAAAGCACTGTAAAATTTGTTAACCTCTCTTATTTCTTTAATTAATTTTGCAAGTGGTTCTTTACAGTTTTCTAACCAGTTAGCTGTAAAACTAGGTTCTTCTGTTTTTTCAGTTAATGGATACTTAATTCCGAGTCTATCAAAGGCTGCTGCAACCGATCTTGAAGCCCAAACATCCACATCTAAAGATGTCATATCTTTTACTTTTTTAAGTAATTCTTTTTCTCTAATTATAAATCTCTTCTTTAATTTATCAGCACCTTCTAAATCAACCCTTACCCCGTGCTCTCGCATCTTAATTACTTCTGGTAATAAATTCATTTCAAGTTTCCAAATATCATCTAAAGATTGACTTCTAATTTCCCAATCTAATCTCTGCCATAACTCTAAAGTTAATTGAGCATCTTGTTCAGCATAGAAACCAACATACTGTGCAGGTAACTTCCATAGATCGGCTTTCGCGTCTAATCCCCATTCATCTGCTCTTTCCTTAAGCTCTGTTTCTGCTTTCATCTTACCAAGATAATCTCTCGCTAAGTTATTTAAACTATATGAAAATTTATTTTCATCTACAATTGCAGCTGCAATCATCGTATCAATAAGTGTACCATTCACTTGATATCCATAAGATTTAATCCAACCTAAATCATAACTTGCATTATGAAATATTTTGTTTCCAGGTGTCTTACAAACATCTTTAAACCAATTAAGGACCATATTACGATCCATATTACCACCTACGTCATGACCAATTGGAAAGTACCCATTAAAATTTGGCGTGGCTACCGCGATCCCTACAATCTCTCCATCTTTCCTTGTCCAACCTGAACCTAAACTCTTCAAATTAGGATCACGCGTTTCTAAATCGATTGCTATAGATTTTTCGTTAGATAAATCAGGAAAAGACTTTGGTGTAGTCCAATCACCTTTTTGAAATATAAAATTTAATTGGTGGCTCATGAATAATCCCTTTCTAAAATCATTTCTAAATAATGAATTGCTTTTAATATATCTTCTTTTTTACCTTTTAATTTATGTCTACAAATATATTTAATTGCATTACCTTCAGCGAAGGGTAAATTGTTTTCGTTAATAAATTGAGAAGGCTGTATTTTCATTGATCGATAATGTTGGCCCCCTATCTGCTTAAAAAATGCTTTATTTGTCATAAATGTAACTTATTTTTGGTTTAAATTTTTTATGATATTTGTCTCTAATGATTCGTAATCTTTTACACATTAATTGTAGTATTTTCAAACGTTTTTTTAATCGTATTAGTTCTTTCTTCATGATCTTTCTGCTGTTAAAATTGCAAAGCCTAATTCTCTTACTATCTGTGGTACGATGGAATTTCCCAAAGACTTTAATCTTTCGTTTCTATTTCTGTCCATCCTAACGGATACCCCATCAGGAATTCTACAAATTCTGGATTGAGTCTTCCACCAACTTTCTTTTGTTTCATCATTACCACTCCTGATAATATACTTTTCTCTGCCATTCTTTTGTAATTTGTGTTCTGACCTGTGTCTTTCCAATCCCTTGCTGTAGGAGTTGGAAACATGTCCATTGCTATTTTTTCCTCTAATTTTCCTTTTGATTTTTTTGTTTTCAATCTTTTTTTGACTGTTTCTAAATTTTCCCCCATCGCTGTTGATGCCCTTGGAGTTGGAAACATATTCATCGCGTCTCGTAGTTTTACTCCCCATCTTACTCCTTTCTTGTTTTCTCGAAAGAAATGACCATCCTTCAGTTGCACATCTTTTGCTATTCCACCCTCCGAGTCCGATGCTGTTGGTGTTGGATACATGTTTACCACTGGTTTGCCATACTGAACTTGTTCCGCTAAATTTCCTGGTGGTACTGTCATCCTTCCAATGCTCGTCCTGTATTTTTTTCTTCTTTCCATCGCTTCCTTTGATCTTGTTCCAATGTCCGTTGCTGTCGGAGTAAGCCATAATCCAGATTCGTTTTCTCTGGTGCCAAGCACCGACGCTTGCAGCTGGAATAACAATACATTGGACTTGGAAACCCGCTTCTTCCAAATCAGTCTGCACCTGTCTGAGCACCACGCCGTTGTTGATGTTAATAAGGCCTTCAACGTTTTCTCCAATAAACCATCGAGGTTTACATTCTCTAACGATTCTAATAGTTTCATCCCAGAGATATCGATCGTCATCTGTTCCTTTTCTTTTTCCTGCAACACTGAATGGTTGGCAAGGGAATCCTCCGGTAATGATGTCCGCTTGATATTTTTCTCCTTTAACATTTCGTATATCTCCTTCTATTGTTATATTTGGCCAATGTTTTTTTAAAACTTTTTGGCAAAATTCATTTTTTTCTACAAAAGCAATTGTTTCAAATCCACCAGTTGACTCTAATCCTAAACTAAATCCTCCAATTCCTGAAAATAAATCTAATAATTTTAACATTAAATATTTCTTTTAATTTCATTTAACATTCTACAAAGTGGAAACGTATATTGATGATTGCTTCTCAATATATGTAAATTTTGTTTAGCTCTTGTAACTCCTACATACCATACTCTATATTCAGAGCAACGATCTTTTCCAATTTTATTTTCCAAATGAGCAGGCCAATTGGATTTTTCGTAAATTACCACGTCATTGGCTTCTCCGCCTTTAATTGAATGAATGGTGTCTATTACAATTTCAGAATCTAGGTCAGGATTAACATCTGTCTCAATTAGTTTGTTAAAATAATACTTATCTTGTTCAGAAAAATTTCTATTAAATATATTAGTCCAATCATCTTTAGGAACTCTAAGACCAGCTTCTGTTACTAAAAAATTATAGTCAAATAATAAATTATTGTTTATAGCCATCCATTTTTTACTGTCTAAACTTCTCCAACCATAAGCTATTTCATTAATGTAAGTATAAAGAATCTGACACTGTTCTTTATTAATTTTATTACCACGCATTAATTGATTCCAAAGTTTAATTGCTCTCCACTTGTGTATATCAAAAGACTTTGATCCTTTTGCACTTTGAAAAAATAAACCTATGGTTTTCGCCTCTAATTTAAGTTCGTCTACAATTTCATTTGTTCGACCTAGTATCATCCAACTATCGGATGCACTAAAATTAATATCCTTGAGTCTTTGATATGTAATG